CGGGATGGGTGCGCCGCCGCGGTCGTTGACCAGCAGACCGGCACCGGCCCAGTATTGCAGGGCACGTTTGGCAGCCTCCACGCTGGACAGGCCCAGGGCGCGGGCCATGGTGCGAGGGTCGGTGTCACCGGTCTGCAACAGGTACAGCGCTGCACGAATGGTATCGCCGTCCGTCTGCGTCAGGTGCGAAACCACCAGCTGCGGTACAGCTAAGGTGTCGCCGTGATACTCTGCCAGCTTATAAGGCATGCCGCAAACCTCCCCACTTTAAAGTAACCCTTATTATAGCATTTTTGCGGCGATGTGTAAAGAAAACTGCCCAAAAACGCGGCGCGCATTTTGGCTAATGCGTTTATTGTAATTGTGCTCAAAAAATTGTACAATAGAACAATAAAAGTACAGGGCAGCGCCCATCAGGCGCACCCGGACGGAGGGAAAATCTTATGGCGATGAATCTTGTTAAACTGCCCACCGGCAAGCCCAACCTGCAGCTGCGCGTCAGCAAGGGCCACTATGCCACCAGCCACAGCCACATCAACTATTACATTGATGTCACCCTCACGAAGTTCCGCTTATCCGAGGCCCGCGCTGCTGCCCAGGAACTGGTACGCAGCTACCGCGGCACCACCATTATCGACACCATCCTCTGTCTGGACGGCACCGAGGTCATCGGCGCCTGCATGGGCAGCGAGCTGACCAAGGCGGGCTACAGCAATATGAACGCCCACCAGACCATCTACGTCGTCACACCGGAGCATACCACCGGCAGCCAGCTGATCTTCCGCGAAAACACCGCCCCCATGATCCAGGACAAGCACGTGCTGGTGCTGGCGGCATCTGTCACCACCGGCTACACCGTGCAGGGCGCGGTGGGGGCCATCCGGTATTACGGCGGCGAGCCTGCCGGTGTGACCGCTATCTTTGCCACGGTGGACGAGTGCGCCGGGTATCCCGTGGCCAGCATTTTTGACCCCCACGACCTGCCCGACTACCAGAGCTATGATGCCCACAGCTGCCCCTGGTGCAAGGAGGGCAAAAAGATCGACGCCCTGGTGAACAGCTTTGGATATTCGAGCTTGTAACAGATAGCTATACACGCCCTTTCCTCTGCATAGGGGAGAGGGCGTATTTTATTGGCTGCCACGCATGCTTGGCCCCCTCTGGGAGGGAGGCTTTTATGCGATTTGACCTTGACGAACGACCCCCACCTTATTTATAATAGGAAGGCTTGCGAATTTAAGGCAACACCACATGATTCTAAGTGCCGATACGGCAAGCGAAAAGTGCAAGCTGCTAAGCAAAAAGCACAGAGAATACTTTGTGTATTCTCGAGCACTTTTGCAACGCAGATTGTGCTTTGCAGCTGCCGGAGCGGTGCTTAAGCCCGCAGGGCGGGAATCGTGCGGTGTTGCCTTTACGGGAGGAATTTTGTTGAATAGCGAGAACCTGAACACGATTTTGGCTCAATACATCCATGATTTTGCAGAGCTTTCTCTTTCTCAAACGAGCGGCGAGGGGAGCCTCTGGCAGGCCATTGATACTTTCGGTGCCGAGTGGGACATCGAAGCGTCCGACTTTCCGGCCATGTTTGCCCGTGCCATGCAGGGGGCGGCGGACCAGCTGGACACCCCGGCGGTGCAGCCGGTGGCGGGCTTAATGCGCGACAGCGAGGTCGAGCTGGTGCGGGAGTGCTTCCGCTGGCTGTATAACGACGAGGACGACGACCTGAAAAAACGCCGCGGCCGCGCCGAGATGTTTGCCGACCAGATCACCGGCCGTTTCCGCCGCTGCTTCCCCCGGATGAACAAATACACCATGACCCCGGTCCATGCGGTCTACTTCCTCAACCTGTGGATGCCGGAGGAAAACTTCTTCTACATCCCTGCCGAGGCCAAGGCCTGGGCTGACTTTATGGAGTACCCGGCGGAGTTCGGCAACGGCGCCAGCCTGGACCTGGCAGCCTACTACGCTATGTGCGAGGATCTGGTCACCGCCCTGGCTGACTACCCCGACCTCATCGCCCAGCATAAGGAGCGTCTGCGCACCCATCTGGGCGGCATCAACGACCGGCTGCACCTGCTGGCCTACGACATCCTGCATGCGGCCTATCAGCGCGGGTATTACCCCAAGGGCTTCTCCCGCAATGCCACGGCCAAGGAGCGCGCCAAGGCCGTGAAAGAAAAGCAGACCCGCGCCGAGCTTTGCCTGCAAATTGCCGAGAAAGAGCAGGAACTGCAGGAATTGCAGGCCGCCCCGGTGGCTCTGCCCGACCTGACCGGCTGCCGCATCGTGCATAAAATGTTTGGCGCCGGTACCGTGCTGCCCGGCGAGGGCCAGTTCATGGTCATCGACTTTAACGGTACACAGAAGAAATTCAGCTACACAGCGTCGCTTTCCAGCGGCTATCTCACCGCCGAGGACGACAGCGTGATGCAGCAGATGCAGGACTACCAGAACTACGGCAAGACCTGCGACGCCCTGCAAAAAGAGCTAAAAAACCTGAAAGATGAGCTGGTCAAGCTGTAAAACCACTTGACAAATCCCCACACATGCGGGTATAATATCGTATGTGTGATGCGGCTGTCGTACAACGGCTAGTACATCAGCCTTCCAAGCTGAGGACGTGGGTTCGACTCCCATCAGCCGCTCTTTTAAAAACACCGTAGATTCGTTAAAATCTACGGTGTTTTCTTTTTCAAGTACACACTTTAGTACACACTCGCCTATTTTCTCTGCAAGCTGTGTACCAAATCATTATACACATCAGGCCGTGCTTCTTTCAGCGCATCCATAAACTCATCCAGCACACGCCACACTCGCCCGGTATCGGCCTTGTTTACAATCTCCAAAAATTCACTCATCCTGTAAACGCTCCAATTTCCGCATTACGTTATTATAAACTTTAGGGTTTGTTACATACAAGGCAGACATAAGCTCATCCAGCACGTTCAGCGCTGCTGTGGTGTCTACGTTTGACACAGCCTGCAAAAAGTCACTGCCGCCAACAGCAGCCCTTGTAGGCGGATCTGCCGCTTCGTAGTAACGCGCAGGCTCTTGCCATTCTGCTTTTTGTGGGGCAGGGGATACATCTGCAAGTTGCTGATTTTTCACAACATACAGCGCCGCCAAATTTTTAACTCTGGTCATGGTAAGTTCGCTGTTTTCGATTTCGGCTATAGCGCCGTCAATCTCTCGCACGTCCACCATAGCCGCCACCTCCGTCAAGTGTTTTTCAGTTCATCGATGCAATGCTGGATAGTCTCGCGGTCGTATCCATCAACGTTTCGGATCATGTCTTCCAGCTTTCGCATCATGCTGTCTCGCGCATCGTCTCGGCTGTAATGGCCGCGCACATAATGCGAACCGCGCCGCGCATAGCTGCTTCCGCGTCCATAATTGCCGCGCATATTGGTGCCCCAATCACCATCCCGGCTGTAATCTTCATCTCGGCTGTAGCCGTCATCTTCCAGCATGACAATTTTGTCGATGTTTTTGATTGTGTCAGTCAGCTTGTGAACAGTTTCCAAGTCGCCAGCAGACATTTCGCCTTTTTTGCCGATTTCGTCCAGCTCTGCGCACAGCATGTCCTTCAAATCGTACATAACTTTCATACTCATAATAGCGCTCCTTTCAGCTCACTCTCTCAACCATAAAGTTTGCGTTCGCAAACAAAACGGTTTGTGTGCTTGTGTTTTCGGCGGCAACGGTAAGGCAGCAGCCGCGCGGAACTTCAACAAAAGCCGTGACGTAAATATTAAAATAGTTTTCTACTGCTGCCGGGGTCACGGTTGCACTCGCACTGTTCAGCGGTTCACCGTTAATGGCAAGCGCCGCAGTAATAGCTCCAACTGTGCCGCCGGTAGGGATAGCAACGTTTGCACCAAATCCCACTTTAAAGCGAGCTTTGCACTGGTTCGTAATGCCGCGCAGTGTAACAATACCGGCGCCCTCTCTGTGTACGACACAGCCCTTACCCGCTACTGCCGTTTCCGTCAGTGGCACGTTCTGGCCTGCTGCCACGCTCACGGTATTGGCGTTTGTAAATTCAGCCATAAAATCATTCCTTTCAAAAAAATAGTGGCGGGACGATTGCCCCGCCACATTTTGCATCATCGGCACGGGGCCGAACATGTCGGATGTTCCGACAAGTTGCCGTATTCGGTTTTAGCAGCCGCAGCCGTTGCAGCCGTTATAAGTGCCAGCTGCCCAGGGGTTGCAAGACTGGTAGGCGGGCACCGGCAATGGGCGCAGCTGGTTCAGCAGATAGCTGTTCTGCGCAGCCTGACTTGCGGCAAGCTGTGCGGCAAAAAGCTGCTGGTTCTGCTCGGCAATCTTGGCATCCTTGGCCTCGATGCGCTGGGCGGTCAGAGCGTCAAGCACCGCGCGGGCGTTGGCGTTCTGGTTCTCGATGATGTCTCGTGTGCCAGTGTTGATGCTCTGCCGGGTCTCACATGCCTGTGTTGCCATATTGTAATTAACGCCCTGAATCGCCTCGCGGGTCTCGCAGCAGCAGTTGGCCTGCTGCATCTGCATGGCAAAGAGCTGCTGCATAAATGCGGCCTGCTGGTTTGCACGGCTGATTTCGGCCGACATAAAGCCGTTGCTCATGCCCTGCTGTACGCCGTTGATAAGCTGCGCCTGCTGATAAAAGCCATCGCACAAGCCATTGTTCACGTTGTCAATTTTGCGCTCAATGTTGGCAAAATCCGACGTAAGAACGTAACCGTCAACCACCCCAGCGCCGTTTCCAGCACCAAAGCCGCCATTGCCACCCCAGTTACCGCCCCAGCCGCAAAATACGAACAAGAACAGAATAATAATCCACCACGCGCCGTCGCCTCCAAAACCCCAGCCGTTGCCGCTGTTGGTATTTGCGGGCTGAACAGGCATCGTCATTACAGTGCCGTCCGAAGAAAGACTCATGTTATTCTCCTTTCAAAAAATATCAAAGTTAATGTATGTTCACCGTGCGCACGGTCAAACCTATTTCAGAAATCCTTGAAACTGCTGCGCCATTGTCTGCAACTGGTTAAGCTGCTGCTGGCTCATTTTCCCGGACTGCAGCAGTTTCTGCACCTCTTGTTTCGGGTCGCCCTGAAAATTCTGCCGAAATTGCTGAAACTGCTGCATCATCTGCTGAAACTGCCCCATCGGGCCGGGCAGCTTACCGCCGCCCAGAGCATTAAACAGTGGATTTGGCATTGTTATCACCCTTTCCCGGCTTATCTGCCGTCAACGCGTCAAAGCGGGCGCGTAAAGCGTCAAACTCTTCCCGCGTGACAAACTTATCGTTTTTGCTTTCAACCTTTTCTACGGCCTGTTTGCCGCGCTCTGTGTAGTCAAATATTCGTAGTGGTTGCGGCATCCCGCTGGCATCCGTCGACTTGATGTAGAACACGCTGCTTTCGCTGTCCATTAGCAGCACACTGTTTCCAGCGGCCACCATGTAGGCTTTCGCGCCCTCTTCACCCTGCACCCAGATGATAGGCGCGGACTGCTGCGGTTGCTGGTAGTTCTGCCGCAGCTGCGCCAGCTGGTCTGGCATTGCAGATGGCTGCCCCATCGGGTAATATCCCGGCGCAAATCCGGGCTGATACGGTACGCCAAACGCCATTGTCAATCATCCTTTCTGCCAGTAGTACAGCGGCACTTCATCTCCGCTGTCCCATGTATCTAGCCAATCCCCATTCTGCACGCACACAACATGCGTAGCCATTGCCAAAATGTATGTTCCGTCCGGGTGGTCTTTCGCAAATTGCGCAACGGTGTAACAGTCCGGGCAACTGTTCGGAATTGTCGAACGCTTCCACCCGCATCGGCGCAGATAACTGCCCCAAACATAGTTTGCAGACGGCATATCATGCAGTTCAAATCCTGCCAACACAAGCGCCGCATATACAGCCGCCCACGATTGATGCGTTGCGGCTGCAATGGCTCTGACTGTGCAATCGCCAACGCGCTTTTGCTCTGGGTTTAGGTTGATTTGCCTGTATGCCATCTGCACCGCTCCTTTTTCCTTAATTGTACAAAAAAATACGGCACAACGTAGGCCAGTAAAGTGCCAACATTGTGCCGTCTTTGGGACAAAAGAAAAAAGGGCGCGGCCGCAAAAGCAGCCGTGCCCTTTAAATTAGCCTATTTTGTTTTTGATGCTGTGTACGCGCCGTTTTACCGTGCGCTCGCTACAATTCAATTCTGCCGCAATATCAGCATTGCGCCAGCCGCGCCGCCGAAGCTGCAAAACATCCGTTTCTTCATCGGTCAGCAAACCGCCGACAAAATCAAACTTTGGCATGATTACTCATCCTTCTTGTTCTTGCTTTCAGTCTGCGTGCCAAAATAAAAGGCCACAACCATTGTTACAATGGTCATAACTGTGTCAGGCTGCAATTTGCTTTGCAATGCTAGCACCGCAAAAACCGCAACCACCACCAGCGTTACAATGGTTTTCACCTTGATAAGCGCTGCAAGGTTCTTGATAAAATCACCCATAGAGCTGTACCTCACTTTCCGTCCAAATCGTGCAAACGCTGCTCATGCCGTTGCAGCGTTTCATCTTGCTCTTCGTTGTGCTCCCACAACCGTTTATGGCTCGCACTGTTGCTCCTGTCGTTATCCTGCACCTGCTTTACCACACTGTCCAGTAGCGCCTTCAATTGCGTAATACTGGCATTCAGTTTTAAAAGCGGTGTTGTGACAGTAACAATCAGTCCGATAAGCACAACAATGTCCTTGACGATATCCCAATCTGTCATTCTTCACTTCCGTTCTGGGCGTCAGGCCCATTCAGATTTGTACAGCCCGGCATCCGTCAGGCCGCGTTCCCTGCACAGCAAGTAGATTGCGTCTGCATCTCCCTGCGATACTGGC